GCTATAATCAGCTAAATATGCATATCTTTTGGTGTAAGATGATCGTTTCTCTGTAAACTTGAAAGAAGGATCATCGGTTGGTTTCTTTGAAACCATACTTACGAATCGAAAGAATGGATCCTGAGCCAGATTTAATTCAGATACTTTATCGCCAAAGTTATACTTTCTGCGTAAAGCACCTGTATTAAGCTGGACTGAGGATTCACCTCTCTCTATGGAACCGTCAGTATAATTACTTCCGGTTACATTAAGAATATCCGCCATTTGTCTATCTCCTTAATTAGGATTAAGTTCGGATAGACTACATAAATCTTATATAAGCCTAACCAAACAAGTTGTCAACACCTTCATCAAGACCCTTTATCGCATCAAACACTTCGTCTGATTCTGATCTTCCTGGATCTTGATTGTTTGCTCCCGATGCGGAAGTAGGCATGTTTCTGACATTCTTCATTTGGTTTAACATATCCTTCTTTGCAGAATTTGCAACATTCTCATTGTTCTGGCCACGATTTAACAAGTAATTAACATCATCTAATGTCATTACATGTTCCTGAGCCTTAGCTTTGAATGTGTCAAAATCTTTATCTGACATTTTATGCTTATCTCTAAATGCATGTTCTTCAGTGGTTCTAGCATTAGCTTGTTGGATTTGTTGAGATCTTTGCTTTTCAGCATTAATCATCTGTCCAACCCTGCCTTGAACCATCCTATCTACATGAGCATTCATTAGTTTAGCACTATCAGAATCAGGATCTGTCATTGCTTCCTGTTGATCAAACATAAAATCTTCTCCAAGACCAAGATGATCTTGAATTGATTTTTCTGGTTCACCACCATTCACCAAATAGTTCCTAACATGATCTACTAATCCACTATCGTTCTTCATCGCTTGTAGAACTGGTACAAAAGGTTCAACCGATTTGTACTGATCTGATAAGCGGACAGCTTCTCTACTACTATCTTCGTATCTCTTTTTCCAGTCTGTGCTGTCATTTGAAGACTGTTTCACGTTATCGGAGCCATCATCGTGTTGTACGTGGGTTACCTGTTCGGAGCCACTTGTTTGATTTTGGGTTACCTCAGTGTTATCTATTATTCCACCATTAACTTCATTTTCGAGTTGGTTGAAAAAATCCGAGGAGCCTGTATCGGTCTGTGCTTCTGCAGCTTCAAATGAATCTGCTTGCATTCCAATTTCAGGGTTACCTTGTTCTTCTGCCATATTATCTCCTTTTTGAGTTGGTCAATGTTCGTAACATACTATTCTTTGGAATCACTTTCCAAACTATTTTTTACGGACTGTAACATATTGCCTGCTTGCTGCTTCTGAGACTCGACATTATTCGACATTACATTCCGTAATAATTTTTGTTTTCCTTCTGTTTCAACATACTGCTTACCCATCTGAGATTTTACTTCTTCTTTCTTTTTATTGATCTCAACATCGGCTTGCATAACTTTTTGTTTAATACCAGCTTGCACCAATTGTCTTTCAAGGGTTTCAATCGTGCCCTCCTTATCCTTGACCGCCTCATTAAGCTGTTCAACTTGCCCCGACAACTGTGCATATAATGATTTCCTTTTTACAATATTTTCCTTGTTTTTAATATCAGTTTCAGCGAGTACTGCTATATCGTCAACTACTCCTAGTTGCATTAATTGTTTTAACTCTTCAAGATAAGCCCATCTATTGACAGGTAATGTAGAGCCCTGAATAATACGGACATCATATTTAACCTCATTTATATTCATTGATTTACCTATAGCTTCTCCCATATCATTATAAATAGGTATATTCACTTCCTGCTCTCTTTGTTCTTGAATAGCAGAAGGTTGTATCAATCTAAATCGTTTATAAGCTGAATATGTAGACTGTGAGAACTGAAGTACCATAGTTCCTAATTGACGTAAAGCAGGCTCAATAGAAGTACTCATCCATTGTTTTATACGTCTTGTACCATATTCATCTAAAGCTAACATACCCCGATATGTTTCTCCTGCTTGAGAGCTATCTCCCATCATAGAACTATATATACCAGCTAAATATTCCATATCGCCCTTACCTTCCTGAACTATCTGAAAGAAAGCACTTGCAAGAGGTGCTGGTATTACTGGAGTAGGTCTTTCTACACCAGGTCTAATTGGAAGTAAAGCTCCAGGACTAGAAGAATACTTTTCCCATATCTCAGCATCAATAGAACCTTCTTCATACATCCATCTAAGACTAGAACCTAGTGAAGCATTATGCACCATAATCTGATGTGCTTTATTTATTTCCTGCTGTTTACCAATAAGTGGTGATACAGCTGATATAGGATATGGAGTACCTGTCCACTTATAATGAAAAGGAATTAGTGGATATTCTGTAATAGTATCTGGTAGAACTTCTTCATATAAAAGCTTATCACCTGCTAGGCAAGTCTGCTTTATACGAGTAGAATAAAACTGTACTTGATCTACTACATTCTCTGCTATCTTAGGATCTTTCATAAGAATATTAAATTCTTTTTCAGTGATAATTTTATTCTCAATCTTAGATGCTTCTGCTTGAAGCTGACTCATAATTTCCTGTTCAGCTACTTGCAATTGCTGTGTCATCATATCCTGAGCTTTCTGCATTTCAAGTTCATATCTCTCTGGTAGCATATCACCAGATTGAACTGCTTCTTGCATTTGTTGCTGTTGCTCTAATAATCCTACTTCCATTTCAGCTTGCATCTCTTTCATCTGCACATCAGCCTGCTGCTTTATAGCCTTTAACTGCTCTGGATCAGGTGGTATACGATAGAATAGATTGATATAAGATATCTTAATCTTCTCATATACCTCAAAGAACTCAACTAATTGATCTATTTCTCCTTTAGCAGTTATAGCTAAATCAGAATCTACATCATCATTATATGTAAATAACTTTTGATCTCTATCACTAGATCGTATTGAATATGTAGTTTGAGATTGATCATCACTATTTGAATTAGCTATCTTACGCTTCTGATCTGGGAATATATTCATAAGATGATTCTTAGGCAAGACTTTACGAATCATAACAAAAGCTGCATCACGAAAGAGCATATCTCTTGACTTAGGATCTATAAAGATATCAAAAGGCTCTGGTTGTTGTACAACTACCTCACCCATACCATTATCAGCATCTTTATCTATAGTAACAAGAAGATAACCAATACCCTTAGTTACTGAATCATTTATAGCATTAGTATAAAGTGTAGAGCCATTAGAGTTATGCCAGACATAATCAGCAAGATCAGAAAGTACTGCAGCTACATCAGTATCACTACCCTCTACTCCTATAGCCTGCCATCTAGGATTATTGGCTGTAGCATAGAAGTTAAGCATCTCAACAACCGGAAGTATCCGATTAATTGTAAATGTAGGCATTCCCTGTTCTTCCAAAGAATCCTTCTCATCACTTGCTAACTGTTCATCGTGAGCAAATTCATATCCTTTTTGATTTATTTGTTGCCACTGTCTCCTCGTGGAACTGTCTGCCAGATTGTACAATTGTCGAATCTGGTCTACTTTCTTGTTCTGTTTTGGCATTCTTGCACTCCTTTAATGGTAGGTGTTTGTGATCCACGTCACATATTTTTGGGCAGCTGTACCCCTCCTGCGGACACTCATCTGTGATATATATACCATACCGATTAGCTCCTAAAAATACTAGTCCTAATATTAAGTTCCATAACACAATTCATTTATGTACTCCTCTGGTAAAAGACCATGCTGCTATATTGAGCATAGCCAATCCCAACAAATGATACCCACCACCTATACTATATAGATATATATTCAATAGTCCAACTAGTAAGTTTGTTATACGTGTTATTTGGAACATATCATCTCTTGTTAACCCCATCATCAAGCACTTCCTTCTCATGCTCTTCTAAGGTCTCAGCTATTTCCTTTTCTGAAGGTTCGTCTATTAAAATTCCAAAATCTTTACATAACCATTCGGCCAACATCTCTGACATAATATCTTTGACGCTCTTTGCCTTACCGTAATCCATTTCCACCTCTTCTACGTTTCTTATCACCTTTTCCACCTCTACGCCTACGTGCTTCTATTTTCGTATCATCGGGAGGTAATG